AAGACCTAGATCCTTTATGGGTCAAAGCCGACCATACAACGATCCTGTTTATAAGAAGTGGATCAAAAATGCCAGAGCACACATGACTGAGTTCTGGACTAGAGAACCACTTGAGTTTGTAAACAATCTGCATATCAGTTTTCGCGGCCCTGCTCGTGGAGATCTTGATAACAGAGCCGGATCAATTCTTGATGCAGGTAATGGTCTGATTTGGAAAGACGACAACGTAAAAGTTATCGGGAACATGACACTTCAATGGCATCACACAAAGGAGAAAGAAGCACACATCATTCTCCATATCACATGGGAGGAAGATGAATGATTCCTTGTCCTCACTGTGGTCACGACAAAAGCACTGTTCGTGAAGTCCAAAGCAAAACACAAAAACTAAGGCGTTATCGCATTTGTAAAAAGTGCGGTAAGTCCTTTACTACCGAGGAATTTCTAGCTGTTTTTGCTGGTCAATCCAGAGGTTTAGTTGTTGACAAACCTCCAGGGGAGGGAGATGGGTGAATCCCGTTTTGTTCGTCACGATTCTTGCCCCGACTGCGATAGCTCTGACGCTTTGGCGATCTACACGGACCACACGTTCTGTTTCGCCTGCCAAAAGTTCACGAAAGGAGAAACCCCTGAAAAAGCTCCCAGACAGGAACCTTTTCGGCCAATGAAACCTATTGAAGATTTACCACCTTGGGAGTCTGACCATTATCGAGGCATACCTAAACGTGTACTTGATCAATACAACATTCTCAAGACAGAAACAGGCGTTGCTTTCCTTTATCGAGACGACTCAGGAAAAAACATTGCAGTTAAACAAAGATCTAATGAGAAAAAAATCTCCTGGAAAGGTGACGCGAAATCAGTCGCAGGGTTTGGTTCACATCTCGCAAATCCTACCCACCATGATGCAATCGCTATATGCGAAGGCGAGTTCGATGCCCCCTCAGTCTATGCAGCCACCAGTGGAAAAATAGTTGGAGTCTCTGTTCCAAATGGAGCACAGAATGCAGCTAATTTTGTAAAAAAGAAGTTCAATTTCTTCAGTCAGTTCAAAGTTATTTATGTCTGCACTGATAACGATGATCCAGGTAATGCTGCTGCTGATGATCTTGTCGCTCTCTTTGAACCAGGCCAAGTTCGTCGTGTTGTCTTTCCTAAGAAAGATGCCAATGACACTCTCCAAGAATTAGGTGCTCACGCTCTAAAGGAAGCAATTTCTGCAGCTAAAGAGTTAAGACCTGATGGAATTAGACCTGCTTCTGATTACGCAGGGATAGCGAATAAACCACCAGAAAGAAGAGCAACAAATTGTGCATTTGGTTTCTGGAATGACAAGACTCCTTTTTATGACAATCAACTCATCGTATTAATTGCGGGGTCAGGCATTGGTAAGACAACCTTTGCAAGGGCGTTGGCATTACATGATATGGAGAGAGGTATAAAAGTGGGGTGGATTGGACTAGAAGAGACAGCAGAAGAAGCCGTGTTTCGTTTTATTGGCATGGCTGCTGGTATCCAGTTACATGCTCGACAAAACTATGCAGGACTAACTGATGAACAAGTTCAGAACATCGCACAAGCTGACAAGTTTGTTACTGGTTCTGGAAGCCTTGAGTTATTTGATCACTTCGGATCACTTGATGAGAAGGTCATTCTTCAAAGGATGAAGTACATGGTTATGAGTCTTGGTTGTCAACATCTCTACCTTGATCACCTCACGATTATCGGTAGTGGTTTAGCTCAAGACACAAGGCATTTGGATTCAATGATCACCAAGATCAGAAGCTTCATTGCTGCTACTAAATGCACAGTATTCGCTATCAGTCATTTGAATCGCTCTTCTAGTGGAGAGAATTTTGAGAACGGAAGCAGCCCTGAACTCTCACACGTGAGAAACAGCCATTCCATAGTCCAATTAGCTGATTCAATTTGGGCCCTCTCCAGAAAAAGAGGAGAAAACACTACTCATTCCACATGTTTGAAGAATCGCATGTTGGGGAGACTGGGCTATGCAGGCTCATTTCACTTCGACGAACAAACCCAATCTCTAAATCACACATGGGAAGACCAGGCCATCCCGTTCTGAATTGGAATCAACTCAGAAAAGCACAAGCTGTTTACTTCTTCTTTGGTTCTACCTGGAAGAAGGCAATGGTAACTGAAATTTATCCAACATCTTGCACCATTATTTACAAAGAAAATGAAAGAGACTATGCCAAACGAGTCGCTGATCTCGAAAATATACGCTCCGTTCTTGGATACGACTCTTTTCCAAATGACACCGCCGAAAAAGACTCCAGTGAAAGTAAGTCAGGAGACGATCAAAGCCATGATCATTGACGCTAATGAGTCTTACTGCGATGAGTTTGACAAAGGTAACAAGCTCAAATCTATGTGGTGGGATGGCTATTTAGAAGCCCTTCATAGGATTAAGGACTATCACGAAAAATGACTTCTACTTCTTGGCGAGAAGAACAACTCAAAGCTATTGATGATCGGATAGCTGAACTAAAACTCCTTAAAGCAAAACTAATTCTTGCGAAACAAAACCATGACCGAGCCGAAATTGATCTATGACGTAGAGCCTGATCTTTATCGTTGCGCCTCTAGCGCGGAATATGAAGTTGAGTTCTCTCCAGATGTCTGGACTTATCAATGTCGTATCACTGAAGCCAAAGATGCCATCACCTCAGAAATCGAACGTGTTCAATCATTTGCCCCCAACCATGAAATATTCTTGGCCGTGGGTGACAGGACGAATTACCGCTATTCGGTCTATCCCTTTTACAAATCAAATCGCCTCAAATACAGAAAACCTGCAGGGTATTCAGCACTACGGAAGTGGCTTAATAAAACATGGCCCATCATCACGTTACCCAATGTCGAAGCCGATGATGTAGTTGGTATTTCTTATGAGGAAGATGACGTTATCTACTCAAGAGATAAAGATCTGAGAACTATTCCTGGAATCCATATTGATTCAGAAGGTTCTTTGCAAGAGATCTCTGAGTGGGAAGCTGATTTGTCTTTCTATACACAGGTTTTAACTGGAGATGCTTGCGATGGATACCCAGGCTGTCCAGGTGTAGGTCCAAAAACTGCAGCCAAGATCATTGCAGGGGCTACTGATCAGCATGATTTATGGGAACTCGTAAAAGCTACTTATATAAAGACAGCAAAAAAGAAACCAGAGGAAACACCTTCTGTATTAACAATGGCTAGGTGTGCTCGGATTCTTAGAAATGGAGAGTATGACCACGAAAATGGAAAACCAATTCTATGGGAACCTCCATATCCAAGAGAAGTATTTATTCCAAATTTCCACGACTAACAATGCCAACCCCCAGATACAAAATTAACGATCAAGTTAATAAAAAAATAAACACAGGCGTTTATTTAGCAACAGGTGCAGCAGTGGGTACGGTCATTGAAGTAAAGGACAAATACAACGTAAGGAATCGTATTTCTTATTACTACGTTGTTAAATGGCCTGACGGTAGAAGATCAGAACATGCTCAACACATCCTCGTTCCAGCTCCCTAGCCCTTGTTCCTTTGCTCCTCTTCTAAATGAAGACCAGTGAAAAGGCAAGTCATAGGGTGAGACGGATCTGATCGACCTGATTTTTCATATAGATCGTTCTGATATTTCACACGATCCATATTATTTTTTAACTCATTATTCATTTCTTCGTTTTCATTAAACTTCGCTCAATTAGGGCCACTGCTCCATCGTCGAGTGTGTTATCTGTTGACTTAGCTAACGCATGTAATAAATCAATGATTAGTTTTTTAGTGCTTTCGCTTTTAAGAAAAGCAAAAAGAATTGGTCGTACTAAAAGAAGCATAAATAAGTTGCACTTATCATTAGAATAGTAGCTACATGGCCGTAGAGCAATTATGGATGAACAAGAAGACGTTAAGAGTAGCGAAGAGAAACCATCCCTATTAGCAAGTGTTTTTTGCAGTATTATTCTCTGTTGGTGCTTGGGGGTCATATCGTATTCATACCTTTCGCCTAACACAACCCGTGTCATAGACACGACTTTTGCGGCTGGTTTATTATCGCAAGTGCTTTCGACAGTAACAGGAATTAAAGTTAAAAAACCTGGCAGTGGGAATGGTAACAATAAGAAAGATAAAGTTATACTAGACAATAAGACTACGACCACGACGAACAAATGATTAAACCGTTTGTCCTTTTTCTTCTTTTAGCTGCACCAGCTCAAGCTGAAATACGACACTCCATAGTCTCTTCGGCTCAGATAACTGTAGGAGCCGCTTCAACAAGTTCTACCAGAATGCCAAGTACCTACAGCATTTCTGGCAGCGGGGTTGACACTGCGATTGGCGATAATGCGGGACAGCTATCTGCAGGAACAATTACGTCGGGAGTGTATAACCCTGGCACAGTAGTAGGAACACAAAACGCTACCGGAGGCGAGAGTTTTAGCTTTAGTCAAAGCTACATCCAAGGCGATGCTGTTCCTACATCGGCTCCTACGGTTGGAACTGTTGGAAACTTCAGCGATCAAACAAGCACCAAGGGTGGTACAGCAGGCTCATTGGCTGGTGGAGTGACATCGGCTGGTGTTATCACGCTGACTGCGGGAGGTGAAAATTCTACGGCCATAGGAAGTATAAAAAGTGAGATATTAATTGATTAAATTAACGCTGCTACTTATATCATTTATAGCAGGTCAAACCGTAGTAGCAGCACCATTAGTTCCAACATTTAGGTCAGGAGAAATGCGTGTTTCTAGCACTAGCCAATCTGTACTGACGGAGACAGTGACCAGCCATTCATTCAACACAGGATATACATATTCCTCGTCTGGAATGAATATCAAACCAAAAGAAGGAACTGTTATTAATCCTTCTGCAACATCCACCACGACCCAAACAATTAATGGAGTTAATTACAACTGGACAAGTCCACAAATGGAGACGATTCCACAATGGCAAATAGTCAACGAGGCCGCCCC